CTATTGCTATCATATGCATCAAAAGGCGTGTGGATTGGCATTACGACATCCTGGGAAGTCCAGTCTGATGTCTTTAGACGTACTTCACGCTCCAGGACGTTTTGGAGTTGTGGTGAAACCCACACCTCCGAAGCTTCCTGGATAGTTGCAGACGGTCTAATTTCTACCTCTCCCTGCGCCTCCTGAACACTAGTCAGATCTGTTATAGGTACTTTGTTTTCAACTTGAGATTCGGAAACATGAGTAATTTTACGTGCGGGCTTGTTAAACACCGCAGCAACCCAGGGCATATTTACTTCGTGCCCCGTGCTAAATAGCACTACGAAGGATTTTCCCAGTGATCGTCACGATAGCCTTTAGGGATCATACGCTATCGACCGCTGCTGGAGGTTAGCACTACATACCCGTTGAGCAAGTGAGCCGGAGGAGAACTCGCAATAAGGGCCCTGCAGCGAGTGCCACACTGCAGTTACCAACCACAGGGCTTGAAAGCTTTTTCAAGCGAGCCAAACCCCGTGGTTGGTAAGCATCTCGTGAGAGATAAGAAAAGGTCTTCACCGAAGTGAAGAGGGTAGCTTTGTTTTAGGTGAGTTGCCTCTCTCACCAGCAGACTAGGTCCGCCATTTTCCGTCGGTGTTCATGGTACTCAGGCACCTGGGTGTACACTCCTGAGATGTTCGCGGCACGCTGGATTTGGTGAGTCTTTGCCTTATACTCTTGTTCAGAATATAGGCACAGCTCATTGTACGCCGATTCCAGGTTTTCGCGAGTCGCCGCAGGCACATCAGTCCCCCTCACCCAGTTGGTCATGTCGAGAATAACTTCCATGGGAAGCTGTCCCTCGAATGTTCCAGCTGGGGTTAGGTGAAAGTTGCGCTTGAGGTAACGTACATCACTGAGTGTCCGGTATTTAACCATCTCACCAGTCTTGCCCTCGTCCGTGTAGGTGAGTCCAATGTTCTTCAACGCCTCGGTAATCGTCAACTGATTGTAAAGATCAGCAACGGTATCCGAGATGTTGAGGACATTATCATCACCATAGCACTGGAGGGAGACATGAGAGCGAAAGCCACTTCCATCCTTCACCAGTTCGTAGTACGCAATGCGCATTACGATCTGGTTAAAGATGGAATTGATAATCACAGTGAGAGGGTTGCCAGATGGTTGAGAGTGGGTGAGCCGGACGAGCATGTTCTTGTACACGATATCTGCGTTGCAGATCATGTCAAAGAGCACTGTTCGCTCGGTTGTGTATTCATCCGCGTACCAGTCGTTCATGACATCAAAGACTTCCCAAAGGAGATCCTGACGTAGACTGCCGTCAAAATTGGAGAAATCTCCAGCAATTACTTTATTACCTTTCGATCGTAGGTATTCGCCGGTTTTGTTCCAATCTGGACTGTACACATTTGTCCCAACTCCAACTTCATTGTCGATTTTGTTGAGAGCGAGAGATCCAACAAAAGCACCAAAATATTTCCTAACCAAGATGGAGAGGGTCATTGGTGCAGCAGCAAAGACGCGTGTTTTCCCAGCATCTACTTTTGCTATGGGTCTCTTCTCATCTTTGAGGGTTGCTATATACGCAGCATTACCGCGCCGTCCCTCTTTGATCTGCTCTTCAAGTTCTTCAACATCTCGTCGGAGTTCAGGAGAGATGAACTTCTCCTCACCACTTC